TGATAACAATAAACGATCACACCAGTACAAAATACGTAGTAGCTCACAACGGAGCTGACGTATTTCACATTGTAAAATTAGAAGTAGGTCAAGAATTATCTTCAGGTCAACCTTATGTTGAAGCGTTTGATACAGAAGAGGAATTGTCTTTAAAGCTTGCTGATTTATCAGGTAATCCTAACTACTATGCTGAATACTTAGAGTCATTGGAGCCTGCTGAGGAAGTAGCTGAAGAAGTAGTTGTTGAACCTGCTGCTGAAGAAGTTGCAGAAGAAGAAACTGAAGAAGCACCTGCAGAAGAAGAAGAAGCTGCTGCAGAATAATTAAAACATTGTCCAACCCTGTGATGCGTCTTTAAAGAGTTCGCAACTCTTACAGGGTTCTAAATAAAATTGAAATGTCATTAGCAAAATTTAAACCCACGTCACCTGATAAAAATATTAACAGAACTAAAGGTGATACTAAAGGTGCTCAGTTTGGTCACCTCAATACTATTATTGATTACATTAATAAAATTCCTACAGGTGGAGGTATGACTTTAAGTAGTGCAATGAATACCACACCTCAAGCATTGGTTTTGAATAATGTATCTAGTACTTTACAAGTTGGTACAGGTGCTGTCCTCGGCCCAGTTGCTGAAGGTACTGTTAATGTTTTAGGTAAAGTTGTAGGTCTTGTTAAGAATCTTACACCTTCAGGCCGTCAAGCTGCTATGGTCAAGTATGTCGATGAACTTGCTGGCCCTGAGAGAGACACTGTTATTAAAGCCTTGCAAGATGCTAAGGAACTGGTAACAGGTTCTCGTCCTACAGTTGCTGAGGCTCTAGCTAATGTTCCATCAGCTGCTGAGTTGGTGGCTGCTCAAACTAAACTAGCTAAACAGTCAGGTGTTGCAGGTAAGTTTGCTGAGAGAACAGCTGAACAACAAGCTGCTCGTGTACGTGCCTTACAAGGTATCGCAGGTACTGAGGCTGAGAGAGCTGCTATCACAGCTGAGCGTAACACTGTAACAGGCGGTATGCGTGAAACTGCTTTGGATCAAGCTAATGTAGCTGGCCCTGTGTTTACTAAGCTTGAGAAAGACATTGCAGATAAGTTCAACAGTGTAGCTGCTGCTGAGCAAACTGCAGGTATGACAGGAATGGCTGCATCTACTCAGCAAGCAACTGCACAGGCTGGTAAGCCCGGTTGGTTAACAGCTGGTGATATTGCAGCTGAGGCAGCACAACGATCAGGTGCTTACAAAGGACTTGCAAGTAACCTTCGTAAGGAAGCTCAGTTAAAACAGTTTCAACTTGGTAGTCTTGAACAAAACGGTTTCTTCCCATTACGTGCATCAGACATCACTGCTTCTATTGATTCAGCTATCAAAGGAACAATATCAGATCAAAGCAAACTTGTTCTACAAGGTGTTAAAGAGAAGATATTGTCTAAGGCTGATGACAATGGAATCATTAACAGCCGTGACTTGTATGAGAATGTTCGTAAGACACTCAATCAAGATATTGCAACATACCTAGGTCAGTCTGAGAAGTACGCTTCAGGTGGTATTCCTGAACAAGCTGCTAAGGCTGCTGGTAGTGTTAAGAACTTCATTGATTCAGCCTTGAATAAGTCTTCTGATGGCTTGTGGACTAAGTACTTGACTGACTACTCAACCTACAGTAACAAGCTTAATCGTATGGAGATTGGTGACTTCTTAGTTAACAAGCTTCAAACAGGCTTAGACAAGGAACGTGCAGGAGTGTTCGCTACAGCTGTGGAGAATGCTGCTAACACTATTAAGAAGTCTACAGGCATTCCTCGCTATGAGAAACTTTCACAGGTATTGACTGAGAAAGAAGTAGGCACTGTTAACAGTGTTCTAGCTGATCTGATGCGTAAGTCTAAGGCTGATGAGTTAGCTTCTAAGGTATCCAAGCTTGAACCCGGACTACCTAACGTAGCTGCTGAAACACCTGATGTGATGTTACGTACTGTAACTATTGCTAAAAGCTTGATTAGATACCTTCAACAAGGTAATCAGAAAGAGTTTAATTCTAAGCTTGCTGAAATGATGATGGATCCTGCAGCCTTTGCTCAGTTCATGACTGTTGGTGTACCTAAAGGACGCATTGGAGAGCTTACAAGCTCAATGATGAAGTACATGGATGAACCAACTAAAGCAGCTTTTATTCAATCCTTCACTGTTCCGGCAGTATCCCAAGAACTAGGTAAATAAAGGACTATAAATGATTGACCCCATATCAGCTCTAGATGGGCTACAAAAAGCGATAGGGATGGTCAAGAAGGCAAGCAAGGTAGCCAACGATATCGGTGGTCTTGCTCCTATGATCGGTAAGATGTTTGATGCTAAGAGCCAAGCTACTAAGGCTATGCTCCAAGCTAAACGTGAGAAGAAAGGCTCCAACATGGGAGCTGCTCTTCAGATTGAGATGGCTCTGGAGCAAGCTAGAGCCTTTGAAGAGGAGCTTAAGATGCTCTTCATGCAGACAGGTAAGATTGATGTCTGGAATAAGATCAAGGCTAGACAAGCTGAGATGGACAGAGATGATGCCAAGGAGATGGCAGCTCTGAAGGCTGAAGAGAAGAAACAGAAGCAGAAAGAACAAGAGGAGATGGAAATGGTAGCCCTCATTGGAGGTATTGCTTTTGTCCTTCTCCTAGTGGGTATCGGTATCAATGAACTCATGGACTTCTGTCAAGCAACTAAAAGGTGTGGTAGATGAACGAGTATCAGAAGCAGTTTGATTTACTGCTAAGGATATTCGTTTATATGCTTGTAGCTTGGTGGTTCTTAGGCTTCCTTAAGTTTCTTCCTGATGATCTTTCTAACAAGATTGTTGATTTATTATTATCTAAGATAGGACTTTAAATTGTTATCACTATTCTCGACACTAGGTGGTCTATTAGTATCTGGTCTACCTAAACTATTGGAGTTCTTTCAGAACAAAGATGATCAGAAGCATGAGTTAGCATTGGCGCAGATTCAAGTGCAGATGCAGCTTCAAATGATGGCTCAAGGCTTTGCAGCTCAAGAGCGTATGGAAGAGATTCGTACAGATCAGATTGCAATGCAGACTGATGCTGAAATGACTGTAGCAGCCTATGATCATGATAAGAAGATCATGGACAAAGCTAGTAAGTGGGTAGTTAACTTTGTAGGTACTGTACGACCTGTAGTAACTTATATCTTTGTCTTGGAGCTGTGTGCTATCAATGCTTGGATTGCCTACTATGTCTACTCTAATCCTCACTTAGTGTTGAACATGAGTGACTTGATAGCCTTGTCAGACATCATCTTTAGCTCTGATGAAATGGCTATGTTAGGTGGTATCATAGGCTTCTGGTTCGGATCACGTAGCTGGGCTAAGAAATGAAACTGAGCAAGGCTGGCGCTGATTTAATGCACCAGTATGAAGGATGCAGGAATAAGCCTTACCTGTGTCCTGCTCATATCTGGACTATTGGTTATGGTCACGTCCTCTATCAGGATCAGATTAGATTACCAATGGTATCTAAAGAGGGACAATCTACGATGATTCGTAAGGAGTACCCGTTAAAGCAGGAGGATAACCGTGTATGGTCTAAAGAGGAAATCGAGAAACTATTCTCAGATGATGTCAGTCTTTTTGAACGTGGTGTTCTACGACTTGCTCCTACTCTATCTGGTCGTCAAGGGGCTTTCGATGCGTGTGTTAGCTTTTCCTTCAACGCTGGATTGGGCAATTTTCAGCGGTCTACTATTCGGATGAAAGTCAATAGAGGTGAATGGGAGGAAGCTGCTGAAGCTTTCATGCAGTGGACTAAGGGAGGTGGAAGAGAACTCCCCGGTCTAGTTAAACGTAGAAAAGCTGAGAAAGCTTTGTTTCTATCAGATACAGATTAAGTATACAATTGTAAGTTTTAAGTTTACAATTACAACAAGAAAGCCCCTTAGGAGTGATCCTTTGGGGCTTTTTTAGTGGTGCAACCACGGAAGTTGGTTAATCCATTATGAATGCTACTGTAATGAATCCAATATGTAGATAGACAACAGGTACAGGCTCATCGTGCATATTCTCCTCTTCGTCCATGATGTACAGTTGATCAGCTTCTAAGCCAAACACCAGACCAGCTTTAGTTTCAAACTCAATAGTCATGCTGGTTCTCCTTCAACGACTGTGTAAGGTACTGTACGAACTGTAGGAAACTTACTCATGAAGTCTTCCCTTGTGATGTCTCTACCAATGTTAATCTCTTTAAAAGGCTTACCCTCTTGTTTGAGAGTAGCCTTCAAAGATACACAAGCTGGACAGTTATCCTTTGTGTACACTGTAATCATTAGATTTCACAGCCTCCTGCAGTGCAAGCTAGTGTCTGAGAACCTTCAACATTGTCGGTACGTTCAATGAACTTCTCCCAGTCAATACCTAAAGGCATCTTAGATACCATGTCGTGATACTCAAACTCAGTCATGGACTCATAAGGAGCTTGTCGATATGTTCCTCCATCCATAGGCAAGAAGCTCACACCTGTAATCTCATCAAAGTTATTCCACACCCAAGCACCAACTTCAGGCCACTCATTCTCGTTCACTGAGATAGTTACTGAAGGCTTATGCTCACAGTAGTGACGCTGATAGAGCAACCACAGCTTCAAGTGTTGTAGAGCATTCAAGTCCTCACGCAGTACAGCACCTTTCTCAACTCGCATTGGGACGCTGAACACTGTAGTACTCTCAGGCTTCATAACACATGGCTCAGCTGGGAATCCTTGCTCTTTCAAGAAGTCAGTCAAGGGGTCTTTGTTATCAGAGCGTACACGACGAATAAAGTACTGACTGTGCTGAGGATGGATACCACTAGCAGTGCCTGTAAGCTGAGAGACAGTTCCCTCTGGCTTAATGGCAGTGATGGCAGCACTACGATTAATACCGATAGCGTCAGCAAACTCAGCGTTAGTGTTAATAGCCACATCTTTAAAGTCCTCTAGGATAGTTGGCAAGTAAGGATCATCAGGATTATTCAACAAAGTGTTATCCAAGATACCAGTCATAGACACACCCAACAAACGTTCCTCTTCAGTGTTAGTCTGCCACACCTTACGCAGGTACGGGAAGTGAGTCATCGTCGATTGAAAAGTCCCCAGAATAGTAGCCAAGCGCACTTTATTCCGTAAAGTATCCACACTATCGCTGCTCCGAACAATAACAGAAGACAGATTACAAAATTGATAAGGTCTAAGGATAATCTCACTGCAAGGGTTCGTACCCCACTCTTTACCCAATTCCCTACGTCCATTCTTAGCTGCTTGAAGTTCACTTGCATAACGATTAAAGATACCTCGCTCTCCTGAGTGTGATTCATAGATGCTTGACCACTCACGCATGAACTTACCCACATCAGGTTTCACTTCGTAGATGGCACTGTTGTTAGCCAAGGCACGTTGACCATTACCGTCCCACCAGTTACCAGCTTTAGCGTGAGCCATACGATCATCACTCAAGTCAGACAGTGAGATCATAGCTGATCGTCGTACACCACCAACAACCACGACTTCTCCCACTTTACATAGAATGTCATGTGCTTCAAGCGAGGTGAGCTTCCGTCCAACAGCTCCACGAAACTTTGCAACCACATACTTGAACAAGTCAACAAGTGGCTCCGGCCCTGATGCTCTTCCACCAAAAGTCTTGAGCCTTGTACCTGCCGGACGTACACTTGAAACATCCCACTTAGGCACTTCTCCAGCGTATAGCAAGGCAATAACTTGTCGTAACGCTTTAGCCCATCCCTCTTTGGAGTCCTTAACATTAATAATAGTACCACTGTTAAACAACTCAGTTGGGATCTCAGGTAACTTAGTAACATACTTTTGCTCCACACTAAAGCCTACACCTGTACCGCACAACAGAATGTACATAGCTTCATCAAAGGCTTTAGGATCATCAATAGGCAGGTATGAACAATTGTAACCTGCAATGTTCTGACGCTCCAAAGCATCACCAGCTGTCATGATGCTACGCATTGAAGGCACAACTTCTAAGTTAGTCACAGCTGTTTGCAACTCATCACGAAGCTCTTGTGTCAGTGTGTAGTCATGATTAGTCTTAAGCTGCTTAGTCATGAAGTCAAAGTAGCGTGCCACAGTCTCAGGCCAATGCTCTCGACGGCCTTTATCGTCTAAGTAGCGTGAGTAGCGGCTCTTACCAATGTACTCTTGGTAGGGTGTCATAGTTGTCATATTAGTCTAGTTCCTTTATTAAATATTCTTGTTTCTTCTCAATTACATCATCAAATCTTTCGACAAGATCATCACTCTGGATTCCTAGCAGTTCCAAGAGTGTGACCTCATCTAAACGTTTGAGAGCCTCTTTCAGTTCTTCAAATGTTATGTTTAACACGTTTATCGATCTCTCTGTCAATATACCACTTAGCCTTCTTAAGGTCTTCAATGGCATCTTTCTTCAAGTCACAACGCCAGATATATTTGATTGCATTACCTAAGTTAAAGCCCATGTGTTCTGTAACTTGGATACATTCAATACCTGAGGGATGTTCAGTGTAGTGCTTAGGTTTGTTAACTATATCGTCCTCATCCCTAACATCTACCCATTCCTTGATAGCTTCACTTAGTGGCTTAGATGCTTCTTGATTGATGTAGATATTACGATCAACCCATCGATCATATTGAAAGCAATGATTACAAGGGTGAATACCTTTGTCTAAGTTACCATAGAAGCAAGTATTACATTTCTTAAAGTCCATATCGTTTCTCCAAGTATTCAATGCTTAAGAACATTTCATCGAAGTGTCCATCCTGTACTTCATTCATCATCAGTAAGCCACGCCAATGACGGTTACTAAGTTGATCCATATAAGACTCATCGTGTAAATAGTAACTACCAACAATGATAGCACATATAGGCTTACCGTCAGCTCGTTTTCCATAGGCGATCTGTTTGCCTTGTTGATGACCAGCGATGCAAGACATATGAAGCTTATTGATGATAGCACTAGCAGCACCAGCAGGTCGCCCCATAGCCCCAACAGGCCAGAAATGATTAAACCCAACACCATTGATAAACACAGGATGTAAGAAGTTATGTACTTCCCAGTCTTTCTCATACTCTAAGTCCTTAGTTGAGATCAAACCCTCTAGAGTTGGGTTGTTATTAACAGCTCTATCAATACGATTCTCATGGTTCCCTAGAGTCAATACCATACGAGGCTTGTACACCTTGTGTTTGGAATCTTTCTGAGCCTTCTGAGCATCCCTCAATGGAGCCAATAACAACTTCATGGCCTCCTTAGCAGATTCAATGTCTTTCTTGTAACGTAGACCTTCAAAGTACTTACTTCCCTTGATGTCGTGGCTGCTAAGGCTTGGCATATCTGCAAAGTCACCTAGATTAACAAC